CGTTGCCTTATATCCAATCACTGGAAGAAGGCAACTCTAGACAAGCGCCTAACGGCATGGTCGCAGTAACTCTTTCCAGCATCCAACTGAGAATTGACAGTTACCTAAGGGGATTGAGATGACCTGGAGTCTGATCAGAAGCATTTTGGAAACTCGTGTGGATACCTGGTCAAAGACTCTTTCACCCGTTCTTCCAATCGAATTTCTGAATTCAAAGTTTGTCAAACCTGCCAACGGAAGTAGGTGGGCGCGGTGCTCGTTGATATACAGCGACAGTCCGATGAGCAGATACCTGGACGGAAGTGACAGGGTCTACTCAGGTGTCCTGGCCATCAACTTTTTCACGCCAAGAGACCGTGGTTCTGCGGAAGCCGAGGCACTTCTCGAAAGCTTAGGGGATTACTTCCCTTACAACGCCACTTTTTCATCTGGTGGTATTCTGGTCAGAATGGTCAGTCCGTTATCTGGAGGAAACCACAGACCAGACGAAATTTACCTTCATACACCCGCATCAATTCGGTTTCGTGCCGAGTAACAAAGGAGATCAATATGGCCTCGTCCTTTCCCAATGGTACCATTTTCGCAATCGGCACGACCTTGGCCGATCCGAAGACGGTCAGTGCAATCAGCAACGCAGACCCGGCTGTCGCCACTTCTGCCGGTCACGCGTACGAAGAAAACTCGATCATCATGCTGTCCTCGGGTTGGCCTGCTCTGAGCGGCGCAGTTCTGCGGATCACGGATCCCACCACTGGCGCCTTCACTCTGGAAGGTATGGACACGACCGATGAACAGATTTACCCGGCAGGCCAGGGTGCTGGTTCGGCTCGTCTGGTCAGTGACTGGGTTTCGCTTTCTCAGGTGAACGACGTACAGAGTTCCGGCGGTGAGCAGCAGTTCTACACGTGGCAGTACCTGGAAGAAAAGACTCAGCGTCAGCGTCCGACTGTGAAGAACGCGCGATCGATGACGCTGACCCTGGATTACGATCCGGATCTGGCTTGGCACGCAGCTCTTCTGACTGCAGACCAGGTGGGAACCCCGTTCCCGATTCGTGCCACGCTGCCGAGTGGTAACATCATTCTCTTCAGCATGTATGTCGCCTACGACGGTGAACCCACGTTTGTGATCAACGAGAACCAGCAAGTCACGGTGTCTCTGTCGTTTGACAACCCGCGTTCGCGCCGTTATTCCGCCATCGTCACGCCGTAAACACCATCACGCCGGGTACCAACTGGTACCCGGTAACCAACTGCTCTAGGAAAACTCATGGCTATTCGTCTTCAGATCACCTCTCCCACTTTCATCGGTACTGCTGAATTTCACGTTCCTGGTGAGAAGCAGAAAGAGAAGGTGAAATTCGTGTTCAAGTATTACACGAAGAAGCAACTTGCAAAAATCCAAAGCGAAATGCGCGGGAAAAGTGACGTCGAAACGATCATGATGATCGTCGCAAATTGGATTGATGAAAATCCTGACGGCGAAGCAACTCCTTTCAACGAAGAAAATCTTGCGCTCTTCTTGGACACTTACCACGATGCGCCGAACGTGATCGTCAATGCGTATTACGACGAACTTCTGGGAGCGCGTCTGGGAAACTGAAAGCCGCGGTCAAGGAAATATTTGATCCCCAAATTGTGCCCAGTGAATCAGAACTTTCATGCTGGGGATTGACGGCCGCGGATTTTGTCAAAGAAGATGTTGAAGTCTGGCAGGTTAACTGGGCATCAGTATCTGTCATGGTAGCGATGCAAGACCAATGGCGTGTAGGACCAAATGGTCCTTACGCCCTTGACTACTGCGCATTGAACGAAGTTTGGGAAAGACTTCGGATACCAAAAAGGAAGCGTGATCGCGTGTTCAATGACTTAAGGATAATGGTTCCAGAAGCTTTGAAAACGATCCGGAAAAGAATTTCCTCCACCTGAACGCCAGTTTCCATACTGGCGTTTTTCATTTCGGGATACGCCAATGGATATCGCAACACTTGGCATCAGAATAGACGCGTCCCAAGCAACCGCGGCTGCCAAATCCTTAGAAAGATTTGAAACCTCTGCTACGTCAGCAGATAGTGCAGTTCAGAGATTGGCCCAGACAGCAGGTATACTGGCAGGTGCGTTCAGTGTAAGAGAAATCGCAAAAGCTTCAGACACCTTCCAGAGTCTGAATGCTCAGTTAGAAATATCGACTGGAACAGCTGCGAATGCGGCAAGAGCATACGGCGAGGTATTCAGGATAGCCCGCCAGTCAGGTCAGGAGCTGGATGTAGTAGCTACGATATACCGGAGACTTTCTGATGTCTCAGGGGACATCGGAGTGTCTCAGGATCAGGTCGCAAGAACCACTGAGTCTGTCGCGCAAGCCATGGCTCTTTCTGGCGCTTCAGCCGCTAGTGCTCAAGCAGCTCTTGTGCAATTTGGACAAGGTTTAGCAGCGGGTACCTTGCGTGGTGAAGAACTGAACAGTGTGCTGGAACAAGCACCAAGACTTGCCCGAGCTTTGGCGGACGGCCTTGGAATACCAGTCGGAAGACTCCGTGAACTGGCTGCAACAGGGGCGATCACATCTAAGAGCATCATCAACGCATTGAACAGTCAGGGTGACGTGCTCGAACGTGAATTTGGTCAGTTGCCTCTGACAATCGGTCGTGCATTGACTAACCTCAACACAGCATTCATCGACTCAATTGGCAACTTCGAAAAAGCATCAGGTGTTTTTGCTGGTGCCGCTCAAGTCATCGATGTGTTAGCCACGAACATGGATGTCGTCGCCGGCGCTGCAGGTGTGTTGGCTGCCGTCTATGGTGGAAGACTACTAGCAGGACTTACCTTGGCAGCAAAAGCCAAGTTTGCCAACAGGGTAGAAGCTCAGGCGCTTGCAGTAGCTGAAGCGAACGTGGCAAGAAGTGCTGAAGTAGCTGCGGTCGCTGAATTGGCTGCTGCTAAAGCGGCACAAACTGCGGCAACACAAATGGCTGCAGCTGGTCTTCAGATGAATTCTCTTGCTGCCGCTAACACAAGACTTGCAGCAGCACAGGCAGCCGCCTCAGCTGCCGCAACACGATCGGCAGCAGCACAGGCAGCAGCCGCAACGGCGTTGAGTAGAACTGCAACTCTTCTTGGGTTTTTTGGTGGGCCAATAGGTTTAGTCACTACTGCTCTCACGCTTGGTGCGACTGCGTGGTCGATTTGGGGAGCTAAGTCGGAGGAATCTACATCAAAGGCCTCTGAGTCCACCTCCAGGTCTACTAAGGAGATTGTTGATTCACTTGAAGTGCAGATCAAAAAACTTCGTGAAAGAAATCAACTTGCAGAATCAGGTTTCAAGGTTGCAGAGTTTGAATCTCCTGAACAGCAACGCCTTGGAGAACTTCAAGCAAGATCTACCGCAATCAAGAACAGAACCGGCGAGTTCCAAGGAATCAATGATGTAGCGCAGATGGCGTTGTTGAAGCAGACCGGTCTTGAGATTGCCAAGATCCTCGATGCTTTGAAGAGACTCAAGACTGAGCAAGAGCAAATAGAAGCTGCGTCTAAGGGATCAAAAGCATCACAGTGGTTGAAGGAATACGCAACAGATGCTGAGAAGCTGAAGGCTGAATTGCTGAAGGCTCGCGAAGAACTTGGCAAAGCATTTTCTCCTGAACTTGGACGGCGCATCGTTGAGAAGTTTGCCAACGAGGGTAAGTCAATCCTTGAGATAACAACAAGGTTGAAGGCACAAGCCGCTGAAATTCGAAAGGATGGCGCTGAAAGTGCTCAGAACTTATTTGATCAGGCTTCCCAACGACGCAGAGCTGGAATGTCTCCTGAAGAAGCATCAGACCAGGCCAGAAGGCAAGCCAGTGAATTAAGTGCTAGAGCAACTTTGTCTGCCGGTTCTTCTCTTGCAGCACTTCGTGACGGTGATTTGAGCAAAGCCAAAACTCTTGCTGAACAAGCTACTAAGTTGGCAGAACGAGCAGCAAAAGCAGCGGACCAAATCGCTGACAACGATATTGCGGCAAGACAGTTCGACGAACTTGGACGACTCCAGGAGAAAATTACCCAAGCGCAAGCAGGCCTGAAAGAAACTGAGATAGACCAGATTGCACAAGCTAAGGTTCGAATCGATGGTCTGATTGACGCGCTTTCGCAACCAGTAAACCTGAACTTGAATATCGACGAAGCCACAGCAAAGATCATGCAGCTTCAAAGCCAAATTCAAGCATTGGCAGCTGGAACCGGCGCAACCATACCAGGCATCACAACGCCTGTGCCGCAAGGAGATCCTTCCGGGTCTATATCTATGGGAGGCAAAACGGTTCAGTTCAACCAAACAAACGCAGTCACTCCTCCACCGACGACCGTGTCTCAACCTGATCGCCCTGAATCTGGTGGTTATGCAACCATGGGTGATCGCACCATCGTCTTTGACATGGGTTCAGGAGGTAAAGTCCGTGCTACCACTGATGCAAACAGTGCTAGAACGTTAGAGAGAACAATGATCCGTGAAAGCATGAGGTCTGGGCGATGAAAAACGGAGTGGCTTTCAAATTAGGGGGTATTTCTGTCCATGGTAT